CGCCCTCTCCTACTGTTAGTAGAATACTACACCACACTCCCCTAGACAAAGAGTGTGGCATAGCCCGCCACTAAATTATTTATTCTGTATATCTAAACACTCAACACAAAGCCACTCGCCCGACTTATGCCCAGCGTATAGATTAACTAAGCCAAAGCTCCACCCGCACCCCTTACAGAGTGCGGTCTGCTCTCTCTCTCTTACGCTCATTTACTTGCCCCTCTCTCCCATAGTGTTATCCAATAAGCATTACCCTCTTCGTCTAACTCCTGCGCCTCTAACTTTATTAAAGGGTTATTGTAATTAAGTAAGCTCCACCAGCGCATACTGCGCCAAGTGTATCTAATACCAAGCCAAGCCCCCTCCTCTTTATAGGCGTATCCAGTTTTAGTTGGTAAGCCCTCTCGGTTAATGCGTATTTTCTGACCTAGCCTTACTCTTTCGCTAGGCTCGCCCCACCCTTCCAACGCCTCTTTATAGGTGTTATCACTTAATAGATTAACAACTTTCACGCTCTCACCTCCTCTAAGTGGATACAATCGGAGCGCAAGCAATCACCACAGAGCACCCGTTCGCTCTCTCTCTCGCCAATAGATAAGTGAAAGCACAATCTAATTCCCTTAATCGCGCAACTTGTGCAAGTGATACTCATAGCCCGCACCCCACTCCCCAGCAGTAGCCCGACCCTGTCCACCATAGGCGGGAGCTTATTAAGTAAAGCCCTGCCAGTAGTGAGAGCCAAAACACCGCCCGCACTACTCTCCTCACTCGGTAATAGTTAGGTGAGCGCATTACTCCGCCCCCTCTAATGCTTGCTCTACCTCTCCCACCGCTTCAAAGAATAGGTCGGAGTAGTAAAGATATAAATCAAGGCTCATTAGGTTAATGATATTAACCTCTCCGCCAACACCTAACTCCGCGCTCCCTCTGTCGGTGTAATCATTAGGCATTAAAGTCCACTCCTCTATTATGTGGTTATTATAAACGGGTAGCCAACTGTCTATAAACTCCCCGCTCCTGTCTTTAATGGTGTCTAAGTCCTCGCCCTGAGATAGCTCAGCGCGTATCTCCTCCACCATACGCTCTACCGTCTTATAACTCATTACTTGCTCCTATCGTCTAGTTTAAGATTACCGATTTAGTAATCTACCGCCCTCTCCCCTAGTGTAGCAGGAGAGAGGACAGTAAGCCACTAAATAGCTACCAATTCATTAAGCGAGCTGTAATCTGATAAGAATACGCCCGCCCGTTCGTAGCTCTTGATTATCCGCTTAATCTGTGCAGGTGATAACTCAGCTTCTACCCATACTGCGCCCCGATTATCAGCTAGTAGGGTGTAGCTCTTGATTACCTTAGGCATTACTTGCCCCCCTTATAGGTGGATAGCGTAGCTATTCCCACCACTACGCTAAGGCTTAGTAAGCTAATAAGTATTACACCGACACAATTAAGCAAGGTTAAGGTAATCGCCCCTGTGCCTAGTAATACGAATAAATAAACGGGTAGCAAAGCTCCCGTAATTAGTGCGATTAGTATCATTAGTTCAGCTCCAAACCTAGAGCTGTGCGCAATTCTTTCAGCTCTTCTTTAAGTCGCTTATCTACTCGCTTGTATTCTTCACTTACGGGGTCGCGTAAGCTCATTACTACACCAGCATATAAAGAGCTAAGAATATCCTCTACCTTAGCTTTATCTTTACGGGTTAAGTTCATTAGTTAGTCCTATCGTCTAGTGTGAGCTTATGCCCACAGGATTAAAATACTACGGGTATCTACCCTATGTCAACTACCAAACCAAACTATTTTTAGAGAGTGTCGGGGGTAAAGCTCAGCTGAGCACCTGAGAATTGGCTGAGTTAAACCTAAGGTAGAGGGTTAGAGTTGCCAGCTGGTGCGAGCTGAGAGCTGAGAGCTGGAGCGGTTAGGGCTGAGAGCTGAGAGGGTTTATTAAATAAACGGGGGAGCTATTAGAGCCGAAGCGGTAGCAAGCCCCGACACCTCTACCAATACGGGACAAGGCAGGGCAGGGGGTGGGGGTAGCGGACAAAAGGGACAAATCCGACCCACCTATGTTTAATCCGCGACCACTTGTGTCTATACACCCCAAATAAATATATTTCCTAAAGTGTAATCAGCTAGTCCGTAATGTCCGTTTTGATATACTTTGTATGTGAGGTGTACCACATTTATAAAGATATTTTGTGAGAAAACGGGAAATGACCTATTTTTCCCGGCTTATATATAGTAGGGGAGTAAAACGGGGTGTGATGAGTTTTACGACCACATCGCTACGGCCTAAGCCTCCGCGATGCCCCCTAAGGGCGAGCGAGGCTTTACCCCTCACTTCGCTGTAGCTCGTTCGGGAGCGTAACGTTCTAGTGAAGCGAACCGAACAGCACACACACACTACGCGGCAGGTGTAATAGATTGATCGCTCCACTATCAATTTTCCTCCCCACTATGTAAAGTTATCTCGTGGAGTTATCCACAGGACTATCCACAAGGGAGATTAATGGCTGAGAACTCAGCAGACATCGCAAAGAGAATTATTCTCAATTGCGTTGCAGAAGCCTTCACTATAGAAGAGGCTTGCAAGTCAGCCGGCAAATCTATGAAGACCTACGAGTACTATCGTAGAACTGATAAAGTCTTCGCTGACAAGATAGACAGAACTAGGCTAGGTCTAAAGGACAAGCAGTTCGCATCAGGTGATGCTCACGATCTATCCTTCGCAGAATTTCGTCAACGCTTTCTTCATAACTCTACCTTCCCCCACCAACAGAACTTGGTGGATGTGATAGAGGGTAAAGATCCCTCCTGGCTACATACCTCAATGAAGTACGAAAAGGGTATAGCTGAAAATAGAATCTTAATTAACATTCCACCAAACCACGCCAAGTCAATCACCATCACAGTTGATTATGTAACCTGGCAAGTTTGTCGCAATCCTAACTTTCGTATCCTTATAGTCTCCCAAACCCAGCGCTTAGCAGCAGACTTTCTCTACGCTATTAAGCAACGTTTAACGCATCCTATGTATGAAGATCTACAGACTGCCTACGCTGCTGGGGTTGGGTTCAAATCTAAGTCAGCCTCCTGGCAAGCAACTCGCGTTACCTTCGGAGATGAGTTGCGTGAATCCAGCGAAAAAGATCCCAACATAGAAGCAGTTGGTATTGGTGGTCAGATCTACGGTAAACGTGCAGATATGATTATTGTTGACGATGCTGTGACCCTATCAAATGCAAATGACTTTGAACGCCAGATTAAATGGCTTACCCAAGATGTTAGATCTCGTCTTAACCCAACAGGTAAACTTATTATCATTGGAACTAGAGTAGCTTCAGTAGATCTATATAAAGAACTACGTAACCCTGATAGGTATCCCGGTGGTATAGTTCCTTGGACCTACCTAGCAATGCCAGCATTATTAACTGCAGATGAGGATCCTACTAAGTGGGAAACTCTATGGCCTGCCTCTGATCAACCATTTGATGGACAAGCTGAAACGGATAAAAACGAAGATGGCTTATACCCAAGATGGAACGGGCGCAACCTTTATAATGAACGACAGAGTATGGATGCTTCAACTTGGGCGCTCATTTACCAACAGCAAGACATCTCTGATGATGCAGTTTTTGATCCTGTGTGCGTTCGCGGCTCTATTGATGGTATGCGTAAGAGTGGTCGCCTTACCCCAGGTCATCCTGGTCACCCAAAAGATTTAAACGGCTTTTCTATAATCTGTGGTCTAGATCCAGCAATGATTGGGGATACTGCAGCTATCTGCTATGCGATAGATCGCATTAACCATAAGCGTTATATAGTAGATGCTATAAAGATTACTAGACCTACCCCTGCACAGATCAGAGATTTAATATTTAACTGGACCTCTATCTACGGTCCTAGTGAATGGATTGTAGAGCGAAATGCTTTCCAGTCTTTCTTAACCCAAGATGAGGGTATTAGATCACACCTTGCAACTCGTGGTGTTATATTACGAGAGCATCACACTGGTAATAATAAATGGGATGCAGGCTTTGGTGTAGCTTCTATGTCTACCTTATTTGGAACTAAACAGCACGATGGTAAACACCATAGAGATAATCTAATGCACCTTCCAAGTGATCAAACTGAGAATGTTAAATCATTAATAGAACAGTTAATTACTTGGTCACCTACTACTAAAGGCAAGACCGATATGGTTATGGCTTTATGGTTTTGTGAGATCCGAGCAAGAGAAATGCTTAATCAAGGTATACACGCTAAGCATCATATGACTAACCCATTCCTATCAAGTTCTGAAAAACGCAAGAGAATGGTTATTAACATAGATGATATGCTAAACGAAAAACAAAGAACCTTCATCTAACTAAGGAGAAAAAACAATGGCAAGAGGCGAAAGCGAAAAAGTAAGAACATTTATAGCAGGTAGAAAAGCAAAACCAGTAGTTGTATCTCAAGCAGCAAGAGTTTATGTAAACCAAGGATTAAAAGATTTAAATCTTTCAAGAGAACAGTATTCTAAATTAAAAGATAAGTTAACTCCTATAGTTGAAAGAACTATCCAATCAGAGCGTAATAGAACTGTTGCTCGTGGTGAAGGTATGGTTAATAGAACTGCTGCAAAGAAAGTCAAATCTGCTGAGAAAAAAATTGTAGGCGGAAAGTAATCAACTTTAGTAAGGACAAATAGTGTTAACAGTTAAAGAGGTCTACGCAAAAGCGCAGAGGCTGCAGACTAAGTACGCTGCCCGCGATCAACGTATGCGAGATGTACTCTCAGTTCGTCAAGGTGATATCTCTAAGGTATATCCTTCTATGTTCTCAGAGGATTATCCAAAGCCACTAGTTGCAAACTTTATTGATGTAGCAGCAAGAGACCTAGCAGAAGCAATGGCACCTATGCCATCATTTAACTGCTCAGCTACTAATATGGTTTCAGATGCTCAGCGTAAATCTGCTGATATCAGAACTCGTATTGCTAACTACTATGTAGCCTCTTCAGATCTACCACTACAGATGTACTCAGGAGCTGACTGGTTTAATACCTACGGTATGTTACCTGCTCTTGTAGAGATGGATTACGAAGGTAACAATCCTCGTATTCGTTTACTTAATCCATTTGGTGTCTATCCAGAGATTGATCGTTTTGGTCGTACCACATCATTACTACAGGTTGTAGTTTCTGATGCTGAATCATTAGCAGCACAGTTCCCAGAGTTTGCAAGTCAGATTCTAAATGTTCGTAGCGTTTATCAATCAGCATCACCTTACCTATCAGTAATGCGTTACCACGACAAAGATCAAGACTTACTATTTATCCCAGAGCGTAACAATTTAATTTTATCAAACACACCAAACCCAATTGGTAAGTGCCTTGCTAGAGTCGCAGTCCGTTCTTCTCTTGACGGCGAAGCTCGCGGTCAGTTTGATGATGTACTATCAGTACAACTTGCTCGTGCAAGATTTGCTATTCTACAAATCCAAGCAGCAGAGAAATCTATCCAAGCACCTATTGCTATTCCACAAGATGTGCAAGAACTTGCTCTAGGACCAGATTCAATTATGCGTTCTGCTAACCCACAAGGTATTCGTAGAGTTCCACTAGAACTACCACCGGGAGTATTTACAGAGTCTGGCGTATTAGAAAGAGAACTTCGTCTAGGTGCTCGTTATCCTGAATCTCGTTCAGGTAATATGGATGCTTCTATTATCACTGGTCGTGGTGTTCAAGCACTACAAGCAGGTTTTGATACACAGATCAAAGCAGCACAAGCACAGTTCGCTAAGTTGTTCCAAGATGTTATCGGTCTATGCTTTGAAGTAGATGAGAAGATCTTTGGATCTATGACTAAGTCTATTAAGGGAACCGATGACGGTACACCTTATACAATGAAGTACACTCCATCTCGTGATATTAAAGGCGAGTATGGTGTAGATGTTCGTTACGGAATTATGTCTGGAATGGATCCTAACCGAGCCATTATCGCATTACTACAAATGCGTTCAGACAAACTCGTCAGCCGCGACTATGTTCGCAGAGAGATACCATTAGACCTAAATGTTACACAAGAAGAACAAAGGGTTGACATTGAAGAGATGCGCGATTCTCTTAGGGTTGCTGTTGCTCAGTATGCACAAGCTATACCCGCACTTGCTTCCCAAGGTCAAGACCCAACTCAAATCATTTCTAGA